AGCGATGCGAAGCTGATTCTTGAAACCGCCGCCAAGTATGGCGTGCCGGTGGACATGCTGTGGAAGCCGTCCGGGGCATCAAGTTTGCAGCAGCCTGCGTTGACACCACAGCCGGGGCGTGAATCCGGTTCTCCAACAAAGCCGTGAATGGCTGATCCAGCCCGATGCCCTGCGCTCGATGGCGGCGGCATCCCGTTCGTTCCTTGACCGTGGCGCCGCCCTGCCACAACCCGGCCAGTCCAGCCCGCTCCTGAGTGTTGACGACGGGATCGGCGTGGTTGCCATCGACGGCCCGATCCTCCGCAAGCCCGACATTTTCGCCCGCGTTCTTTTCCGCGCTACCGATTCCAACATGATCGGCGACGCCCTGCGCGAAGCTGGTGCGCGTGACGACATCAAGGCGGTGTTTCTCGACATCGACTCACCCGGCGGCACCGTGGCCGGCACTCCCGAACTAGCGGCCACCGTCGCATCTATCAACGAGCGCAAGCCGGTCTATGCGTTTTCATCCGGCCTGATGGCATCGGCCGCCTACTGGATCGCGAGCCAAGCACGGGCCATCTACGCCACGCCATCCGCCCAGGTCGGGTCTATCGGTGTCGTGCAGGCCGTGATTGATGATACCGCCGCGCTCGATGCCGAGGGGATCAAGGTGGAAGTGTTCTCCGTTGGCAAATACAAGGCGATGGGCGCACCCGGCACGCCACTAACCGACGATCAGCGCGATCTGATCCGCTCCAACCTCGCGGAAATCGCACAGGAATTTCATGCCGCCGTGCTGGCGCGGGGGCGCTCGATTCCAGCCGAGGCCATGGAAGGCCAGACATTCAGCGGGCGGCAGGCCCAGCGGGTCAATCTGGCGGGCATGGTTCCCGACCGCGCCGAGGCCATGCGCCGCCTGCGGGTGTATCACGCGTCGGTTGACACGCAATCCCGTGCGATGAACGCATCACCCGAAGACTTGCTAGCCGAAGCCCGCACCCAGGTCGCCGACCTCCAGCGGGATTACAAAGCCCAGGCCGACCTGTTGGCCGAAGCCTCCACCAATCTTGATTCGCTGCGCGGCGAAGTCGGATTGCTCACCGCCGAAATCGAAACGCTCAAGTCCGAGCGGGATACGGCGACAACCAATGCCACCACGCTGCAAACACGGGTCACGGAACTCCAGGCATCGCAGGCCGATTTCGACACCCGCGTCCAGACCGAGGTTGCCCGTGTTGTCGCCTCCACCGGCACCACGCTGCCGGCCCGCGTCACTCCAGCGGGGGACGCCACCCAGGCCGCCGACTTGCATGCGCAGTTTGCCGCCATCACCGACCCGGCCGCGCAAACCATCTTCTGGCGCAAGCTCACCCCGGAACAACAAGCCCTCATTCTCAAACACCAAGCCTAACACACCGCCATGTCCAATACCCTAACCAACGTCAAGGACATCAAGGTCGCCCAGAAGGCGCTCACGCCCTTCACCGCGAACCTGATGCCCGTCACCGCGTTCTCCACCAACTTCGGCCCGCAACCCTCCGACAAGGGCGACACCGTTCGCGTGCCCCTGATCGGCGCTCCGTCCGGGTCCAGCGACTTCGCCGGTGACTATACCTCCAACTCGGATTCCACCGTCATCACGATGCCCGTCACGCTGAACCGCCACAAGTTCAAGACGGTCCACGTTTCCGCCCGCGATACAGCGGAGACGGCCATGGACCTGCTCGACACTCTGGTGGCCACCGCCTCCCAGCAACTCGCCCAGGACGTGTTGCTGGACATCATGACGGTCATCACGCTGGCCAACTTCGGTACTCCGGGCATCCCGGCCCTTGCCGCCACCGCCTTCGATTACAAGAAGGTGCTGGGCCTGCGCGAAGCCTGCGGTGCGGTCAAGATGCCAGCGTCGCCCCGTTCGCTCGTGCTCGATGCCGGTTACTACACCAACCTGTTGGCCGATGACGTGGTGGCCAAGAGTTTCAATCTGAACCTGAGTGCTCCCAGTGTCACCGAGGGTATGGTCAAACGCCTCGCCGGTTTCGATCTGCATGAAACGGTGGTCATTCCATCCGACCATGCCGAAAAACTCGTCGGCTTTGCAGTCCATCCCTGCGCGGTCGCGGTGGCCATGCGCTACCTCCAGCCGGTTGCCGACTACCAGCAGGCCGGTGCCGTCACCGTTCCCAAAACCGGCATGACCTTCGGCTATGCCGGGGCGACGGCCAATGATGTGGTGGTGCTGATCTCAGCGATCACCGGCACCGGCATGCGCGGCGTGGTTGCCTCGGTCCAAGCCGGGGTGTCGATCACGCTCAACGCCAACTTCGGCTCAGTCCCCGACTGCGCTCTGGACGAGATGACCTCCCGCACCGCGATACTGGAAACCGGAGCGCGGAGCCTGAAACGGGTTATTCAAAGTGCCTTGGGGCGTTACGACCGCCACCTGCCGGAACTGGCGGCGAAGGGAATGACGTCACTCACCATCACAGCGGCGACAATACGTGGCGAAGAACCCGCCCACCAGAACTGACGTCGGAACTCGGCCCACATTTCTCCCACCCCGACTGCTGCCCGAGGGTGTGCAAGTAACGGTTGCAACCCTTTTTGTACTTCACATGTAGCGGGTTGTCCGCTTTTCTTACGTCGTCCCTTAGCAGCAATTTCTACGCCAAATTTTTTCAAATTTCATGCCATCCACCGGTCCCAAGTCAAACTTGTCTTTGCGCGACAGTCGCACCCACAGGGGTGCCGTCGGTGTTCCCAGCCGTGTCATCGTGAGCGCTTTGTGCATGCTCTGTCTGGCTACCATTGCCGCTAAAGCTCAGACGGCCACTACGCAGGGGGCCACCGGTGTCACGGACATCGCAGCGACCCTGCACGGGGTGGTCAATCCGACCTCCGAATCGGATTTTTCTTACTGCACTTTTCAATTCGGCACCGACACCAGCTACGGCCAAACCGTTAACGCCTATATGTACTCTGTGATCGGCATTACGCCCATTGCGGTCACAGCAAATCCGCCGGGACTTCTACCAAACACCACCTACCATTATCGCGTCATAATGACGCCGTTTTCTGGAGGTAGCAATCTCGGCGATGACGTGACTTTCACGACCGGCCCGCCCGCCACGTTGCCCAGCTTTGAATCGGTCCGGGCCGACACCATCGGTGACACTGCGGCTTCCTTCGTCGTTTTCAATCCGAACAGCGGCGGTTCGGCAGCGACCATCTCCGTCGAATACGGTATAGACACGAATTATGGCTCGGTTTACGTCTTCCCTGACATTATTCCAGTCAACACGACGCTGCCTTACCCGTCAACTCGGGTGGCCGGGCTGATGCCCAACACCACCTATCACTGGCGATTTAAACTGACCAATCCCCAAGGGAGCACTTACAGCACGGATCAGAGTTTCACTACCATGAGAACTCCGGTCCTGACCACGGGTGTGGCGACCAACATCGCCAGCCTTGCCGCCACGTTCAATGGCACGGTGAACCCCATGGAACAGGTGTTTCAGGTCAGCTTCGAATACGGCGTTGACACTTCCTACGGTAGCCGAACCTCTGCCACTCCGAGTGTCGTTTATGACACTGGAACTATTGCGGTGAGTGCCCGTTCCGGCTACCTGCAGCCCGGCACCACTTATCACTACCGCGTTATCGCGTTTGCAAGTGGGATTGGTGTGGTCCCCGGCCCTGATCAGGTCTTCACCACTCAATCGGACATCGCCACTGAATGCACGACGAACGTGACCGACCTCGGAGCCACAGTCGCCGCCACCGTGGACGTCGGCAGCATCTACAGCCGATACACCTTTTGGTTTGAATACGGCACCAGCACCGATTACGGGGCGAGATCCGATGGTCCTGCCAGTACCCAAAACGACCCTTTGCATCCAGGGCTCAAGGTCGTCACCGCCGGACTTTACAATCTCCTTCCCGGAACGCTCTACCACTGCCGGATCAAGGTTCGAGAAACTGACCACGACCCAATTTTCTCCGGCAGCGACTTCACCTTCACCACCGCGGCACCCGCCACACCTCCCACGGTATTGCCCTCCGGCCCACGTGATCGCAATCCAGTAGCTCCCACAGGTGCCACCCTTACAGCCAGCGTTATCTCTGGTAGTTCCGCCGCCACTGTCACAGTGGAATACGGGATCGACACCACCTACGGCTTGCAGGTCGTCGTCCCGACACCTGTCCCCGGCAGCATTTATAGCGATTATGTATTAGCTCGGGTCACTGGGCTCACGCCAAACACCACCTATCACTACCGCTTCAAGGCCACCAATAACGAGGGCACCGGGTTGGGACCCGACGGGACTTACACGACATCTGCACTACCCGATGTGAGCACCAGCCCTGCAAGCTATGTCGGCTCCTCCTGGGCAAGAATCAATGGCAATTACGATCCCCATTTGGCAACCTACCGGGTTACTTTCGAATATGGGACAAGTACTGCCTACGGGTTCTCCGCTGCGGATGAGAGTTTCGTAATTGGGAACATCGACGGCCCGAACAGTGCCCACGCCGATCTGCGCGGGATAGCCCCCTCGACCACTTACCACTGCCGCCTCAAGCTCGCGGACGACTACGGGAATTATTACTATGGCGGTGATACCACCTTCACCACCCTCGCCCCTGTGGAGGCGTGGAGGCAGAACTTTTTCGACACCACCGACGACACCGGCGATCATGCTGACCTCGCCAACCCGACGGGCGATGGCGTGCCCAACCTTCTTAAATACGCTCTGGGCCTTGATCCCACCAGTCGAGTCGCTGCGCCTACGCCCTATCCAGCCACTGCCAGCGACGGCGAAACCTACCTGACTTTCTACTTCTCGCGGGTCAGCGTGGCCACCGACCTCACCTACGAAGTTCAAGTGACCGGCAATCTTGCCGAGCCGTGGACCACAATAGCTACGTCAAGCGGAGGCAACCCCTTTACAGGCTTGGGCCTCGTTCAGGACGTCTCTTACACCGATTTGGCTGCTGGTGGTGGCGGCTGGATTTCCTATTTCCCCATCTACCCGCCTCCGCCGCCATCATATCCAGGCGGCGACTATTTCGTCATCGTGCGTGACACCGTTCCCATGTCACAAGCTTCGGCCCGGTTCATGCGCCTGCTGGTCACGCATTGATGGCTCGGTGTCGCAAACGCACGATCACCCCGGTGGCAATCGCCCATCGCTCGCAGACCCCGGGCCTCCTCGGCTATATGCTTGGGTGAGTGCTCAGGGTTGGTGGAGGCCTGACCCTGACCGTAAAGCACGGGCATTCATGTTGTGAAACGTGCCTCACACAGGCCTAACTGTTGAGATCAGGACCGCTGCCTCGGGGCTTTTGGCTGCCTGGGCAATACGGTCGGGAGGTACGATAAAACCTCCTGCATGTAGTCAGTGCTCTGGTATCTACCAGGGGTTGAGTGAAGTCCGGAGATCCGGTTTCAAAACGGACTCAACCCTGGCGTTGATAACGCCGCTGAATCGCTTGTGGAAGGACAGGGAATCTGGTGTCGACAACAAGAGCACGGCTACCTCCCAATGCGGAGCCACTTCAAAAATCTCCTGAATTTAGAGTCATCGACTTGGCGATGAACGACTTCAGATTTGTACCGGGGTGAGGCAGCGGGAGTCTGTCCTTTCTCTGCTGATTTTTTCACTGGTTGGTGCCGTTCCAAATGGAGCAGCTTAGTCACCTCTCGTCCTTCTCGAATCTTATCGTCTGTCAAATCCCCAGACCAAACGACGCGGTTTTGGCGAATCCAGTAGTGGGACCTGCAAGGAAAGCTCCAGCAGCCTACGGAAGGGAAAAGCGTGATGCTCTCTCCATTGTATCGCAACTCCCATCCGGCTGACTTGAGAGGGGTCACCATCTTGTTGCCGCAACCACACGCGCACAGGTGAATAACAGTGGCAAACTCCATAGAGACATAGAGCTTGCCCTCCACGAGCGGCTCCGGGACCGAGACCACAAATTCAGGTTCAAAGATCGAAACGCGTTTCATGGGGTGTCTGCGTTGACCACATGGTTGCCATGGACGGAAAATACTGAGAAGTGCTCATTTTCTTCATCCGCGTAAAACCCCATCAGCTTTTTCCACTTGATCACCGCCATCGCAGCATTGATGGAGTTCAGTTCGGCAACCTGAATGTTTGTCGCATACAGCGCCTCGCCCTCCGGCTCCCCGAAAGAGATGCGGTTCGATTCCGTGATGTGGCTTCGCATTTCTGGGGTGCTGGTCGTCACTTGAAGCGAGCCGAAGAGCTTCCCTTCAGAAGTGAGGTTCAGCCCCATGCCCACGTCGATGAAGGGGATGCCATATTCCTCCAATTTCTGGACCAGCAGGCGCTTTGTCGGGCCATGATCCAAGCATAGGAAGACGAAGTTCATCGACTCCAGTTCGTGGACGTTGACCTCGGTGAGCTTCTCTGGGTGCGCATAGATTTGCCGCCGGATCTTGGAGTATTTTCCTCGGAAATACTCTACCTTCGTCGGCTTCGACATTAGCTCTTCGAAGGAGGCTGCACCCGGCACCCGAAAAGC